GTGAAAATGAGAAACAAATATAATTATGTCTCTCGTTTACGGAAGCGCGTCATAATGAAGAAACACAGTACTGTTTACCTCTCTGATCAGTTTTACTCCAGAGCTCGTAAATCTCCAGGCTGGGTTGATTCAACTGACCAATTCTGTTACCCTTATTTTGTCGAGACTTCGCGACAAAATACGGACCCTTTTGTTCGTAAATCATTGAAATCGTGGAATCGCAAGATCTACGAAGCGATATCTGGCTATACCAAAAAAAGTAGCGTCAAATCAGCTTACAATTTGTTCCAAAAATATTGTAAACCCATCAAAAAACGTGACTTTTCTAGAAACCCTAGATTCGAACGATGTTACAAGGAAGCTATTCAATTAGCTCGTAATATCTTCGTTCCTGGTAACAAGTTAGCCCCTTACTCGTTACAATCTGCTGGTTTAAGAATACATACCGACACATCAGCCGGTTTCTCTTATCCTGGTAAATCAAAGGGTGATGTAATTGAAGACCTTTATGAAATAGCTTACTACATTCAACACAACGTTGGTGATAATAAGAAGGTCTACCGCACACCATGCAAATTAGCCCTCCGTGGTCATCTATCTGAAGTAGATGAAATGAAAACTCGACCAGTTTGGATCTATCCTGGTGAAATAACTATGTTAGAAGCAAAATTTGGCCTACCTTACTATGAATTTCTCGAAAGTGAGGTTCCTGAGATTCATTTCGGACCTAAGTCCATGCAAGATCTCGCAAAAATGTTAACAAAAGCACTACCCTTAACGGGTTCGGCTGGCGAAGTTGCTCTTGATTGGAGTACCTTTGACCAAGTACGTTCACGATTCCTTATCAGTGACGCTTTTGCTATCGTTCGCGATAGTTTTGACTTCTCGTTAGAACAATGGGAAGATGGATTAAATCAATATGGAGAGAAAAGAACGACCGATAGAAAACGAGTCTTCCAATGGCTTGTTGACTATTTTATAGAAACACCGCTCATGTTACCTAACGGCAAGTGTATTACCAAACTGTCAGGTGTACCTAGTGGAAGTTTCTTTACTCAAGCAATCGATACGATCATCAATTATATTGTGATCAGAACAATAGATCTTTATTGTAATCTCGGTGCTTACAGATTCCGTCTTCTTGGTGATGATTCAACTTTCCTCGTTCCTAGTCTCAAAAAAGTTAACTTTGATGAAATAGCATCGTTAGCAGATGAGTACTTTGCGTTCGAACTCAAAGTTGAAAAAACACGTGTATCTACGACCTGCCAAAATCGAAAGTTTCTTGGTTATCAAATTCACTCTTACCGCCTAATTCGGGCCTCTGAAGAATGGTTTAAAATGGCTTTGTACACAGAAAGAGATGTCCAACATCTATCAGTTAGCTGCTCAAGAATGATAGCTTTCTACATGCTAGGAGGTATCAACGACCTCGACTTTAGTCAATTCTTCTGGCAATACATTGGACACTATCAACACTTATGGAATTCATTGGAATTAGAACCGACCCGTTCTATCTTACGTCAGTTTCGTTACGTCCTACGTCAAGACCCTGAAATCCTAAGAGTCATCGATCCTTCATTCATTGATCCTGGTGACACACCTTACTTGTTCACATTAGGCACTACTCCCATCAAGTAGCTTAGTGATCGGAC